GCTGGAGTCCTGGGAAGGACGAGTACAGACTAAGTGCGAGCTCCGCGCGGAGTTGACAGATCCTCGCGCTGTGGAACTACAACAACTGGGCCTTACCAACCCTGCGTTGTATGTTTGGGAGCGGATACCGTATAGTTTTGTTTTCGATTGGTTTTGTTCAGTCGGAGACTGGCTTACGGCACAAACCGCTATGGTCGGGCTTACGCTCAAGACGGCGTGCATCGCTCAGGAAGAGCATACCTACTACACATGGGACCAACCCGCCATCACTCCTGATGACGGTAGTAATCTTCATGCGTATGGGGACCGCTATGCCTGGGTGAGTCGCACGCAATATTGGCGTAGACCGATCTCTGTCGATCCGGAGCTCTTGAAACCAAGGACGGTGAACATCGGGAAGTTGGGATTCCAACGTCTCGTCACTGGTCTCGCACTTTTGAGAGCAAACGCGCCGCGAGGCGCGCGTATCTAACTTCCTCCTTAGGAGTGTTTATATGGCAGCAGCTGCTGCATTGACCCTGAAGAACAACGCGGCGTCTAACGTCACCTTCGACGTGTATTCGGTTGAATCCGATCGTGTCGAGTGGGTGGAGTCGGGCGCTACGTCTATCCTCGGGATGGTCCGCGCCAGCCTGGGTCGTAAGATCCCGGCTGATAAGACCAACGGAGTCTATCGTGTCCCCGGTTCGTTGAAGTATCCTGTGGTCAACGGTACCACCGGTGCGCTCGACGGCACGGTTACGATGAACTTTGAGATTCTGCGTCCCGCCAATCTCAGCAACACTAACGTGGACGAAGCCTATGCCCGCTTTAAAGAGCTGGTCGGCCAAGCCATCGTGAAGGCTGCTGCAGAAACTGGCGCTATTCCTACCTAACCAAGGAGCCGTTATGGCTAAGTCACGTAACTTCTCAGTTCGCGCACAGGCCATTCGTGCTTTGCTCGAACGTTTCAGTCCTCTCGAGTACCATTTCGACTTCATCGGGATGGAGGAGCGCCATCAGGCGTTCTTCATCGCGGCCGAGGCCGATATATGGCTCGAGGAGTTTGATCGAGTGTCGAAGACATTCGGTCATGAAAATTCGAGCTTTGGGGACCTTGACGTCGTAGTTCCGGC